TGCTTATAAAATCTAAACAAAATAATAAAATAATTATTAATAAAGATATTAAAAATAATATTCCTAAACATTTAAAGGGATTAGATAATAAACAATTAAAAGATTTACAAAGTCTTTTTAAAATGAGGATATAATAATGAAGGTAAAACAATTAAAAACTAAAGTAAGTATTGACATGAGTGTTAGTGAGTATGACACTTTATTTAAATACATAAACAAAATAGATAGTATGTTAAATACATTACATGAAACAAACGACTTATGGTTATCTGATGTTCATAACTTAAGTAGTCTTAGATATGAGTTAGTTGAGTTGTTAGATGCTGAATGGGATAGTAATAATTACAGATATAAAAAGAGAGGAAGTTGAGTGAGAGAAGACTGTAAGCTAACACCTATGACTAAAGAAGAGTATAGGGTGTGGGAAGATTATGTTATTAATTATAACTATAATAATCCTACAGACCAGATATCTTATGAAGTTACATTTGTTAATAAAGATATCTATGAAGTTAAATTATTAGACTTAAAGGTTGACAGAGAGGGAGAGTAGTAGTATCATAGATACTTATTTCAGGTATGTCCAAAGGTGTAGCCCTCAACTAACCTTCCTGAACCTAAAGACATACGATTATATCGTGCTAGTTACTGGTCTAGTGCCAAGAAAACCAGACTAAGTTTTAAAAGTTTTACAAGGTGTTCGAGCTACTGTAAAATCTTTAGAGGTGGTAACGCTTACTAAAGTTGTAGATGAAATGGGATGAGAACTAAACCGATTACCTTCCCTTGTAAATTAAATCCTAGAGTTGGTAAGGAGAAAGCTACCCTTACTGTATCAATAGGCTTACGGACTGCTAGGTAGCGTAGTCATGTCTATAAAGGAAAGCATTATAGATAGTGCTGGGTATCACTTTAAAGTACCCACTTTTAACTGGAGGGTTATTATGAAATTATATTTTAAATCAATAACATTAGACAAAGAGATAGGTTGGACATGGAAAGACATGGACAAAGCTTACTGGGACACTTGGATACCTAAGAAGTCTGATATCAAAATCGTTACAAGACTTAATAAAGAACAAAAGAAACAAGCACTTGATGAGTTATGGGAAGACTTGCAAGGGGCTATACAATTTACACGAGATAGAAACAACGCAAGACGTAGAGCAAAAAGACTTGCACAAGTAAACAAAACGTGATAGAATCTGAACACTTAATACTAAAAAACTAAACCAACGGAGGTAATTATATGTATGAGTATGTAGAAGGAAAAGCTATGTGGGCTAATGTCAGCACACCAAACACTAAGTTTGAACCACATAAGTATGGAATAGTTGTGTTGACTGATGAAGATACTGCTACCAGATTAGAGGGTGCAGGTTTATCAAGAGTAAGAACCAGAGATGGTCAAGCTAAGTATGATGAACCGGCTTTCTCATTCAGTAGAAAAGTAGAACGACATGATGGGACTACCAATCCTGCACCTAAGTTAGTTGACGGAGACGGAAACCCTTTAGATGTTAGTCTTGGTAATGGCTCTGAAGTTACTGTGAAGATTAAACCTTACACAGGAAAGTATGGTACGTTTGCAGAGTTAATAGCTGTAAAGGTTACTAATTTAATTGAATACACTGAACCTAGTTCAGACAACGAGGAATTTTAATATGATTATTACTATTAAGAATGACGATGGTGAATCAGTCTATGATGTTTCAAAGATTGAGGACGAACAGAAGAGAGCAGGTGCTAATGTATCTATCAGTAAGATAGGAACATTGAATGTATTAGTTGAGGCATTGAACTATGCTTCGCAAGGACATCAAAGCAATCTTGAATCTGTATTGAAAGATAGTCCAGAGGCTGTCGTTGAACAAGAAGAAGAAGAAACTGTAGAAGATTCAGACGAATCATAATTCATAGTGAGGGCTAACATGGATAAAACTTGGGACAAGCTACACCAACCCTGTCCACTTTGCAACAGTAGTGATGCTGTAGGAATCAACGAAGATGATTCAGCAAAGTGTTTCAGTTGTGGAGAATTTATGCCGAGCTATACTAACGCATGTGGAGGAAAGGATATGCAAACAGAAAAGATAATAACAACAACTAAACAACCTGATGTGGTAGACGAGGGAAAATTTTCAGCCTTAACAGACAGAAAAATATCTCAAGCTACAGCCACTAAGTACGGGGTTAAATGTGTACATGATTTACAAGGTAATATCGTTAAACATTTCTATCCGTTCTATAATGGACATGAGCTATCAGCTACTAAGGTTCGTAACGTAAGGAATAAAGATTTCTTTTTATCTGGAAGTTACAACGATACAGGTTTGTTTGGTCAACAGTTATTTAAAGGTGGCAAGTATGTCACTATAACAGAAGGCGAGTGTGATGCTATGGCTACCTATGAACTCTTAGGTTCTAAGTGGGCTGTAGTATCTATCAAGCGTGGAGCAAACGGAGCAGTTAGGGATATCAAGGAAAGCTTAGAGTTCTTTGAAGAGTTTGAAAATGTCATCATTGCATTTGATAATGACAAGGCAGGTAAGGAAGCTTCTATTAAAGTTGCTAGACTATTCAAACCTAGTAAGGCTAAGATAGTTACATTACCTAACGGATTCAAAGACCCTAACGACATGCTTCGTTCTAACAGACATAAAGAGTTTGTTGAATGTTGGTGGTCAGCTAAAGTTTATACACCCTCTGGTGTTATAAATGTATCTGAACAACGTGAGAAGTTTCACAATCGTGAGAAGAAACAAAGCGTTCCTTATCCTTATGAAGGACTGAACAAGAAATTGTATGGTCTTAGGGCAGGAGAACTTGTAACTCTTACAGGTGGTACTGGTCTTGGTAAGTCAAGTGTTACAAGAGAACTTGAACATCATCTTATTAAGAACACTACAGATAACGTAGGTATCATAGCACTAGAAGAAGATTGGAGAAGAACCATTGATGGTATCTTATCTATTGAAGCTAACGCTAGGTTATACGTTGACCAAGAACGTGAGAAGTTTTCTAAAGAAGAATTAGATAAGATGTTTGATATACTTTATGATGGTCAGAACAAGAACAGGGTGTGGGTACATTCACACTTTGGGACTAATGATATTGATGACATCTTTACTAAGCTTCGCTTTATGATTATAGGTTGCGACTGCAAGTGGGTGGTCGTTGACCATTTACATATGTTAGTTAGTGCAGTACATGAAGGAGATGAGAGACGTGCCATTGATACTATTATGACTAGACTAAGAAGTTTGGTAGAAGAGACAGGTGCAGGAATCATTTTGGTTTCACACTTACGTAGAGTTGATGGTAACAAAGGACATGAGAACGGTATTGAAGTATCTCTATCTCATCTAAGAGGTTCAAATAGTATTGGACAACTTAGTGATTGTGTGATAGCATTAGAACGTAATCAACAATCAGATGACCCTGAAGAAGCTAGGACTACAAGACTTCGTATACTTAAATCAAGGTATACTGGAGATGTAGGTATGGCTTGTAGAGTTATATACGATGGAGAAACTGGTAGACTATCTGAACTAACAGATGAGGATATAACCTTTGACAATAGTTTAGATGAGGCATTTTAATGGACTTAGTATTTGACATAGAAACAGATGACTTGAAAGCAACTCTGGTACATTGTATCGTTGCACAAAACATGGACACTGGAGAGATATATAAATATCCACCAAGTAAATTGTCTGAAGGTTATGAACTGTTAGCTAATGCAGATACTTTAATAGGACATAACATCATCGGATTTGATATACCAATGGTAGAGAAGTTCGGTGGTGTTGACTTGTCAAAGATACCAGTCATTGATACTCTTGTATTGTCTAGGTTATTTAATCCCAACAGAGAAGGTGGACATAGCCTTGAGAAGTGGGGATATAAATTAGGCTATCATAAGATAGAGTTCTCAGACTATCTTAATTATTCTAAAGAGATGATGGACTATTGTGTTAGAGATGTACAAGTCAATGCCTTGGTTCTTAAAAAACTTAGAGAGGAGAGCAAAGGATTCTCTAAACAATCTATAGCTTTAGAACAGGGCGTAGCTAGGATAATGAAACAGCAAGAGGTAAATGGTTTTAAGTTTAATTTGGAATCAGCTTTGTTATTACTTGCTGAACTTAGAGAAAAGAAACAATCCATTGAAGATGAAGTTCATAATACATTCAAACCTAAATGGGTAGATGATAAGTTAGTTAATCCTTATATTAAAAAAGATGGAGACTTATCAAAGCGTGGACTTACAGATGATGAGTATCAAAGATGTTTAGATACAAATAACTTTGAACCTTTTATGAGACAAACACTACAAGACTTTAATCTTGGTAGTCGTAAACAGATAGGAGAATATCTTATTGACTTTGGTTGGAAGCCTGAAAGGTTTACACCAACAGGTCAACCTATAGTAGATGAGAAAACTCTATCAGCAATCACACACATACACGAAGCTAAACTTATAGCAGACTTCTTACTACTTCAAAAGCGTATAGCTCAAGTTGACTCTTGGGTTGAAGGAGTACAAGATGATGGTAGAGTACATGGCTTTGTAATACCTAACGGTGCTATCACAGGAAGAATGACACACAGGAATCCTAACATGGCACAAGTACCGGCAGTCTATAGTCCTTATGGTAAAGAATGTAGAGCATGTTGGACTGTAGAAGAAGGTAATGTTTTAATCGGAGTTGATGCTTCTGGTCTTGAGATTAGAATGTTAGCTCATTACATGAATGACGAGGAGTATACAAATGAAATTCTCAATGGAGACATACACACCGCTAATCAACAACTTGCAAACCTTGAATCTAGAGATAAAGCAAAGACATTCATCTATGCACTTATGTACGGAGCAGGAGATGAAAAACTTGGTAGCGTGGTCGGAGGAAATACAGCAGATGGTAAGAGAGCTAGACAATATTTCTTTGATAATAAGCCTACATTTAAGTCTCTTAGAGACAGGGTACAAAGAGCATCAGCAAAAAATTACCTCAAAGGATTAGATGGTAGGAAGCTGTATGTTCGTAATCAACATTCAGCATTGAATACTTTACTACAAGGTGCAGGTGCTATCGTAATGAAACAAGCATTGGTTATGTTAGATGATGTGTTAAGATTAAATGCAATGGATTATAAATTCGTAGCTAACATACATGATGAGTGGCAGCTAGAAGTACCAAAAGATAAAGCTGATTTTATAGGGAACTTTGCAGTAGATAGTATTATAAAAGCAGGAACACATTTTAATCTTCGTTGTCCGTTGGATGGCGAATACAAGATAGGAGATAACTGGAGTGAAACCCACTAAAGAAGACAGAAAGAAATTTGATATTGACCTAGAGTATGGAGAGATAAGAGAAGATAAAATAAAAGATATGCTTACTGGTAAGAAGATAGAAGTTAAATCAGAGAAGGGTATGTGGATGAAGACAGGTAACATATGTATAGAGTATGAGTCTTGGAATAAACCATCAGGAATTAGAGCAACGGAATCAGACTATTGGTTTCATAATTTATGTGTAGGAGATAACGAGTTCTGTACTCTTGTATTTAAAACAGATGTACTTAGAACTATTGTTGATGACCTTGATAGTTTTAAAACTGTATGTGGTGGAGACCATAACGCTAGTAGAATGTTCTTAGTTAATCTTCAGAAATTATTCTCATCAGATGTAATCAAAGCATTTAAGGAAACTGAAGATGAAAAAAAATAAGAAAACACTTGACACATTAGTAGAAGATATATATAATGAATTGTCGGCATTAGGAAAAGGCGAACATCTTAACATAGATGAAGACACAATAGAGCAGTTTGGAGAGTCTATGAAACAGATTCTATACGATTGGTCTCATCCTAGTCCAAGAGGTAAACCTGCCTTACGTATGTCTAACATAGGCAAACAACCTAGACAGTTATGGTATGAGATGAACTCTGATTCTGATAATACAGAAGTCATATCTCCACCTACATTTATTAAGTTCTTATACGGACACTTGCTTGAAGAAATAGTTTTATTTCTTGTTAAGTTATCTGGGCATGAAGTTACTAGCGAACAAAAAGAAATAAAAGTTTCTGGAATCAAAGGACACATGGACTGTGTTATTGATGGAGAAGTTGTTGATGTAAAGACTGCTTCAAGCTATGCCTTTAAGAAATTTAAAGATGGTACTCTAGCAGAGGATGACCCATTCGGATACATGGCTCAACTTGCAGGATACGAATCAGCAGAAGGAACTACTCATGGTGGTTTTCTTGCTCTTAATAAAGAGTCAGGAGAGTTAGCTATGTTCAAGCCTGATAATTTTGATAAGCCTAATATCAAAAAGAAAATAACTGATATTAAAAAGGCTGTTAAGTTAGCAACACCTCCTGATAAATGTTATGATGATGAACCAGATGGAAAGTCTGGTAACATGAAACTTGCAAAAGGTTGTACTTGGTGTAGGTTTAAGTTTGATTGTCATAAAGATGCTAACGATGGACAAGGTTTAAGAGTGTTTAAATATTCAACAGGTTATAGATACCTAACTCAAGTACCTAAAGTTCCTAATGTTATAGAGGTAAAGAATATATGAGTGGTAAGAAATCAAAATTATTAAGACGTAAAGCTGAAGGATTACTTATTGATTGGATAAGGACTATGGTTCCTGAAGGAGAAGATACTAAAAAGATTAACAAGAAAAACTTACATGAGTTTCTACCAGAGCAAACACATATCTTTGCTAACAATAAATTTATGTTAAGTGCTTATAGTCTTAGATGGTTTTATAAGAAAGTAAAACAAAATCCTAACTTTCATTTAGAAGAGTTAGATGCCTAAAAGAGTACCAAGAAAACCAAGACCAAAGAAGGTTGGTATTCCTAAAGGGTATGACAGTTTATGGGAAGCAACCCTACATGAAACTGTACTACAAGAATGGAAACATCATTGGGATAATATTAATTATGTTGTTAAGCATAAATACGAACCTGATTTTGTAAAGGTTATAGATGGTAAAACAATTTTACTAGAAGCTAAAGGTAGGTTCTGGGACTATGCAGAGTATAGTAAGTACATACATATACGAGAAGCTATACCTGATAACTATGAGTTAGTATTTTTATTTCAGAAACCTTTCTCTCCAATGCCGGGTGCAAAGGTAAGGAAAGATAAAACAAAAAGAACTCATGCTGAATGGGCAGAGACAAATAATTTTAAATGGTATAGTGAAGAAACATTACCGGAGGAATGGAAAAGTGAATTATAAATTTAACGAAGATAAAATATTAAATGAACTAAAAGCTTACGTAGGTAATACATACGACCAACACTATGCTAATGGTAAGTATCAAGCAACAGATATGATAATTGATTCTGGATATGGAGAAGGATTCTGTCTTGGAAACATTATGAAGTATGCTATGAGGTTTGGAAAAAAGAACGGTAAAAACAATTTAGACCTATATAAAATTATACACTATGCTATAATAGCAATATACGTAAACAACAAGGAACAAGATAATGGTTGAAGATAAGATAGGAAAGAAACCTTACCTAGGTATAGAGATAGATTACGATAAAGAAAAAACATTTGATAAATTTAGTTTAGATACACTCAAAGATAGATATTTTTGGGAAGGAGAAACACATGCACAAGAAGCATTCGCAAGAGCCTCGGTCTTCGGGGCAACCTACAAAGGTGAGACAGATTTTGAATTGGCTCAAAGACTTTATAACTACTCTTCCTCTCGTTGGTTCATGTTTAGCACTCCTATTCTTAGTAACGGGGGTACCACTCGTGGGCTTCCTATCAGTTGTTTCCTCAATTATGTTCCTGACAGCAGGGGTGGTTTATCTGCTCACTATGATGAGAACATATGGTTGGCAAGTTCAGGTGGAGGCATCGGTGGATATTGGGGCG